GGTCCATCCAAACCAATGGAGAGTCAAATGGCCAAGCCTGTACAAAGGTTTCAAACCCTTTTGTATAACTCAAGTACTACCGAGATCAGCGTTGTGGTCCGGTCCAACGATCTTGCCAGTGATGGCAAGGTTCGCGGGTCGAGCCTCATAGTTGAACTCGATGTGCCTGAGCGGCTACTTCTTATCGATGTGCGGCTTCAAATGTCGTTCATCGAGAAGCGTATCCTCGCTAAGTCACTTGACATTCTCCGTCGATTGGCTGAAACCGGGAAGGTTTAGGAGCTAACTTGGAGATTTAAATGGTTGACAATTCGATCTTTCAATGCGTCGCTACCTTGAAGGTCCATTTCTTTCAGTGGGCCATTAGGGTAGCTTTCGCCTTGCCTGACCGGAGAAAGGATCGGGTTTTCCCGTTCCTTTTGTCGATCACTATCTCTTCATTTTAGCCCCGTTAGAGGGATTAATACCCCTCTCCCCCTCAACTACATATAGGAGAACACGATGGAAATATGCGATTTCGGTTTCAAAACCTGGATCTACAGTTTCGTCGTGTTACTCCTTTATGTTCTTGTTGAGTGGGTCGACAGCATTTCATTCGGAAGCAATTTCATTACCCTCTTTTTAAAAGGGGTGTTTTAATGTCTTTGCCAACTCCGTACGGGAATGCTTCAAAAGAGATAGCCCCCTTGTTGAAGGGCGTTGCTCCTCCTCCCAATCGAGGTTCGGGAGAGTTCATCCGATATCGTATTTTTGTGGATAGACGTGTAGTCTACGATGGTCCTGTGTCGCCCGTTGTGGGCTTCCCAGAAACCAAAGTCTACGTATACGCCCTCCACCAGAACCGAATCAGATGTTTCTTCTCTTTAGAATCTCGGTCGAGGGAAGTGAACAGCGTTGTCTGGCAGTCGATCGCTCTCCCGATACGCATGGTCCAAAAGGCTGTGCGTTACCTGGTTACGATTCCTGGGATAAAACCCAAGACTTCTGCCAAACGAGCTACCCCTACGTCCGTGCAAAATGCACGCCGTAGAGTCGACACTCCCAGTAATGGTAGTGTACGGAGTGGTCATGGTTTTCCTAAATCATCGACAGTTCGCCCGTCTTCGGAGTCCGTGATTCAGGCCGATACGAGTACGGCGGAAGGTAACAACGGGGGGTATTTTTTAAATACCACCTCGTCAGGTTACATCCGTCACACTCGTAGTTGGACTGGTACGCGTACTCCGGGGTTTGGTAAACTGAAGAAGCAACAGCTTCCGGTTAATCCGCATACTGTTGCGATTCAGGATATAACAGACGGAATGACAGCAACTTTATCGTTTATCCCTTCAACTGGGATATTCTTTAATAGATTCCGCCGGTTCACTATTGACTACCCTGTCCCGCCGAGCCCCGGTCATAATGCCGATGCTCAGTTTAAGTCGCTTAGGAAGCTTATAGAGCGAGCCGAGAGTAATATTGAAGGTAATATTGCTCAAGACATTGCTCAAATAGGCCAAACCACGCGCCTCATTGCTAATACTTGCAAGAGGCTCGCAAAGTCCGTCGTGGCTCTTAAAAAGGGGAACATCCCCGGAGCCATTGAAGCACTTTGGAGCGGCCATATGCCCAGATATCATGGACGAGGTCCCTCTATAGGGAAGTCCGTCGCCAGCAACTGGCTCGAGCTTCAATATGGTTGGAAACCTCTCATCCAGGATGTCAGGGCCTCTATGGAGGCCTTGAAACGTTTGAATGACGGTTCAAGTCCCTTAGTACGGCGGGTGACTTCGTCTGCTACTACCGAGGCCAACTTTTTATCTGCGATCCCACATCGGGTTATACCTGGCTTAAGGGCTGGCACATATACATCTTGTGTCAACTCTCGAGTTAAGTATGTAATCCGTTATAAGATCCAGGATAAGCTGAAGGCCTTCTTAGCCCAGACGGGTTTCACAAATCCCATTAACCTTGGATGGGAAATCATTCCCTTTACGTTTGTCGTGGATTGGTTTATCCCGATCGGCCCCTACCTCGAGACTTTGTCGTCTTGGGATGGGTTGGTCTTTTTGGATGGATCTCTCTCACGATTCAGCCGTATTGAGGAAACTTCTGTTGTGGGTGCTGGCGGGACGCTTTCGGGCGTTAATTACGAGGATCATGGTTGGTATACCCGTCGGACGATTCTTTTCAATAGGGAAAAGCTTACTGCTTTACCTAGTGCTAAGATGCCGTCTGTTTTAAAGAACGGGCTTGCCTCCACGACTCACGCCGCTAACGCTTTGGCTCTTTTAAGAGCTGCGTTCCGTTAGTACCAAGGCCACAACTGCACTTCTAAGAAAGGCAATCATCACATGTCCGCAATTGCGGCAGTGAAAACATCGAGTATTATCGACCATGCATTGGCTCGTTTAACGACCAGCGCTACGGTTGGTGTTGACTCGACTTTGAGCCCCGAAGGGATCAATCCCCAAGGAGTTGCGAAGTGGGTTAACCGAACGATTACGACGACCAATCCTTTGGGCGTCGCGATCGGTTACCCTGCGCTCACAATGTCGGTCCGTCCGCCTACCAAGGCGAGCCGGATCAGCAAAGTGACCGTGAAGCTTGTCCTCCCGACGCTCGAACAGACGTCCGCCTCAACGATGACCGGCATTCAGCCGGCCCCGACGAAAGCGTATGACTGTACGTTTGTTGGTGAGTTCATGCTGCCTGAGAGGTCAACGCTACTTGAACGGCAAACGCTGTTCAGTAGTGTAGCCTCCCTGTTCGCGCGCCTTATCAACGCCTCCGACGCCTCCCCGACAGATGCAACGGGGAGTCCGCTGGAGAACGCTGTGACGACGCTCGAGACGGTGTACTAAAACCACACCGTTGTAGCATCAACTCAGGAGGGTTACCATGTCTTCTAAGAAGTTTGGTATTGAGTTCCGTAAGGGACTCATCAAGCATCGCGTCGCTAAGGGGATTCTTCCTTTGGTATGTGAGGAGTTTCTCTCTTCTCTGGACTGCCCTCGGGCGCTGACTGTTCATTTGCTCTTCAGAAATGGAGAGCATGAGCAACTAGCAAAACTCGAGATTAGTCCACTCAACTATAGAAATATGGCTGAGTTCCGAGATGCCTACGCCGCAACTAAGTTCTTGTCAAAATTCAAGGGTTTGACTCTTGACTATGACTTGGACGAGGTTGCTTTAACAAAGTTTCGAGAATTTGAAGCTTTGTGTGGGCAGACGAATCTACGTTTTAGACACCTTCAGTCTGACCCGAGTTATTCCGGTCAGACCGTATGGCTGCATTCAGCAGTCATACGAAAAATTGAACGTGTCCTGGGCGAATTTTCATCGGAAGAGTTCTTCTCACAACCAGACTGGGGCCCTGGCGCCTCGACGTTGATAAAACGTAGAGAAGCCAGTCCAGCAAGAAAGTTCCAGTGTGAAACTGGAATTACGCGTGATCTGAACGACCTGATTCCTTTGTCTATCCTTCGAGCAGTTTATCCGCTCTGGGGTAAGCATTTGGACGAGGTGGGTTATCCAACCTTCCAAGTCGGGAATAAGGTGATCACTGTACCTAAAGATGCTACGACTAACCGTGTTATCGCCGTCGAACCTGGAATCAATCTTTGGTTCCAGAAAGCCGTCGGTAACATGATAGATCGTCGCCTCCGCAGGTGTGGAGTCGACTTACGCTATCAGTCGAAGAATCAGCGCTTAGCTTATAAGGGTAGTCTATCTAACCTTGTAGCGAGTGTTGATCTTTCTTCCGCTAGTGATTCCATCTCTCGTGCTGTCGTGGAGGAATTACTTCCTCCCCGGTGGCATTCGATCATGGATTCCTGTCGATCCCACTACGGCTCTCAAAGTGGTCAACCTGTCTTGTGGAATAAGTTCTCCAGTATGGGGAACGGTTTCACATTTCAGCTTGAGTCTTTGATATTCTATGCGGTAGCTTTTTGCTGCACTGAGTATCTTAACCAGGACGTTTCTCTGGTTAGCGCTTACGGGGATGATGTTTTACTCCCGTCGGTCTGCTTTGAGCTCTTCCAGAAAATGATGGACTTTTATGGTTTCCGCGTCAATGGTAAAAAGAGTCACCATGACTCTCCATTTCGCGAAAGCTGTGGGGCCCATTATTACCTGGGAGTTGATGTTAAACCAATCTATCTAAAAGATAGAGTCGAGTCAGTTTTGTCTGTTTATAGACTAGCGAACGCAATTCGTCGTCTTGCTCACCGCCGGAATTCTTTTGGCTGTGATGCTCGGCTTCAGAGAACGTTCGAACTCCTTATTCAAAAGGTTCCTCAGGCTTTGCGCCTCAGGATTCCCGAAGGATATGGAGATGGTGGCTTCATCGCTAACTTGGATGAAGCCACCCCTAGTCGCGCTCGTTTTGGTATCGAAGGATACCTCTACTATAGCGTGACAGAGCCGGGTAGAACCCGGTATGACGAGACAGAGGGATATTTATTATCCTCTCTTTGGAAGCTGCCTGAGGTCACTGTCGAAAGACAGTTAACTCTTGCAGCGCTTCAACTCCTACTGGCTAAGGGAAACCTTGGTCAGAAGAGCCGTGCTAGGCTCCAAGCGATTGCTTCCCTTCCCTTTGGCCATACCCAGGCAGCGCAATCTAACAAGGTTACGCTGTCTGGATTAACCAAGGTGAGGGTTGCAAAGAGCTTAGCTCAGCAGTGGTTCGATCTTGGGCCTTGGGTTTAACCCTCGGCCCTTTTCCTAGGATTTCCTAGGTGGAGAGGCTTTGCCTC